AACTTTAGTGGAGCTGAAAGAAAGAGTGTAGATCTAGCTTGTTTGTTTGCCTTCATGGATATTAGAAGATTACAAGGTGATGTATGCTTTAATTTTAGCATCTATGATGAGCTCTTTGATTCAAGTTTAGATGAACGTGGTGTTGAACTAGTAATTAATATTCTTAAAGAACGTATTGAAAAATTCAACGAATCAATTATGGTTATAAGTCATCGTAAAGAGAGCATTAAAGCTGCGACCGGTAATATTATTTTCTTAGAAAAAACAAACGGCATTACACGTCGTGTTGATTTTAACGAATATACATCATAAAATATACAAGCTCATGTTTAACCCATTCCCTTCATCTCCATTTGCGAGTCCATTTGCATCACCCTTTACACCTACACCTTTTGGTGGTATGAACATGCAATCACAACAACAGGAAATACCTGTTCCACCAGAAATGAATTTAAAACGTGTATTGCAATACTACGCAGACTATAGTGGTTGCGGTCACTGGAGAATGATCTGGCCGGAGCATCTTCTAAATGCACATCAAAAGATGACTGTTCACGGTAGTACAATGATGAACTTAGACCCTAATTATTTTAGAGGAGCACAAGTTGTACGTATTCAACGGCAAGCAACTGAACATCAGTTACAGTTTGTTAAATTTCTTAAAGATCTTAGTAGACAAATGGGATTCCGTCTTATCTACGAAATTGACGATCTTGTCTTTTCAGAAGATATTCCAGAATACAATAAATTTAAACCTGCATTTACCGATCCAAAAATTCGTGCTACTGCACAAGAGATTATGGAGCTATGTGATGAGATTACTGTAACATGTGATTTTATGAAGGAATACTATATGGGTAAAACTTCTAATAAGAATATTACTGTAATACCTAATTATATTCCAAAATGGTGGATGGGTAATTATTATAATGAGAAAAGAATTTCTGATAACTACGACAAGTACAAGAACAAACCAAGAATTCTTTACGCAGGATCAGGTGCTCACTTTGATGTCGATAATCGTGTTGGTCAGAACGATGATTTCGCACACGTTAATAAGGTTATTGCAGAAACCAGACACAAATATCAATGGGTATTTCTTGGTGCTTATCCGTTACCTTTACACCCATTTATTCAAAATGGTGAAATGGAATATCATTCCTGGGAGCAGCTGTATAGTTATCCTGAAAAAGTCAGTAAGCTTAATGTTAATATGATGGTTGCTCCGTTGCAGGATAATAATTTTAATAAATCAAAGTCAGATTTAAAATTTATTGAAGCCAACTGCTATGGTTTACCGATTGCTTGTCAGAATCTTTGCACATATAAGGATGCACCGTTTAGATTTACTACTGGTGAGCAGATGATTGATATCGTCGATGATGTCTTGTCAAAGAAAGGCCGTTATATGAACATTTCTGCTAAAGCACGTAAGACTGCAGAAGGGCGTTGGTTAGAGAACGAGGATAATATTAACAAATATATTGAGTTATTCAATTACCCCTACGGTCATCCTGAGCGTAAATTACTCAATGCTATTAACGGCATAAGCTAGTTGACTTATCGGATTTATTCCGATATACTATATCTGTGTTTAGAAACGTAGCATACTCCCAACGCACTCAAACTATGAACCTATATACCTGGGACACCCAGGGTAATAGGCAGACAGTACAGTCAACGTATGAACCCTATATCTATCTAGAGACTAATAATGCTCCAGATACGATGAGTATCTTTAATACTAAATTAAAGAAAAAGAAATTTAAAAACCAGTCTGATCGTGCACGATATATTAAGGACAACGGTATAGTACGCGTATTTGATAACTTTAACGTACATCAACAATTCCTCATTGATACCTTCTGGAGGGATAACGAAAAAGATGAATTTAGTCAATTTCCATTAAAAGTATTTTTTATCGATATTGAGACATATAGTCCTAATGCATTTCCAGATATTAATAACCCTCAAGATCCAATTAATGTTATTACAGTATATGATACAATAACCGATCGATATACAGTATGGGGTACAAAGCCGTTTACAAAAACTAACGAAAAGACAGATTATGTCTATTGTAAAACAGAACATGAGCTATTTACAAAGTTCTTAAATTTTTTCTCTAGTGATTATCCTGACATCCTTTCAGGTTGGAACTCTGAATTTTTTGATATTCCTTATATTGTAAATCGAATGACAAAAATTCTTGGTGAAGATGAAGTACGTAGATTGTCGCCTATTGGCGCTATACGTGCGCGCACATTTATGGGTAAGTTTGGTAGAGAGCAAACTCGCTGGCATATTGAAGGTATATCGTGCGTTGATTATCTAGAGATTTATAAGAGATTTTGTCCTGTATTACGTGAGTCATACAAGCTCGATGCAATTGGTGAAGTAGAATTAGATCAACGTAAGATTGATTACGGTGATACCGATCTTGCAAGTCTTTCAGAAGACAACTGGGAATTGTTTGTAGAATATAATATTCAGGACGTTACTCTTCTTATTAACCTTGAAAAGAAACTTCAATACATTCAACTTCTTCGAATGATAGCGTATGCCGGGCTTACAACTTTCGAAGGAGCACTCGGATCATTATCTGTCATTACAGGGTTATGTTCAATTCGCGCTCGCACTAAGGATCAGCGTATCCCTACTTTTGTGAAAGAGATAAAAGAAGGTGGTGAGAAGAATGCTGGTGCTTATGTAGGTGAACCGCAGAGAGACTTTCAAGAACATATTGTATCATTTGATGCAAACAGTCTATATCCAAATATGATGATTACTCTTAACCTTTCACCTGAAACAAAGGTAGGTAAAGTTGTTGCTAAGACTGATGAAGACATTACAGTAAGACATGTTGATGGGCGTGAATTTAGACTAACACATAAAGATTTTGCAGCATTTGTTGAAAAAGAACAAATAGCTATTTCACGAGCTAAAGTTCTCTTCTCTCAAAAAGAGAAAGGTATTATCCCGATTACTGTTGATCATTATTACAAGAAGCGTGTAGAGATTAAAAAACTTTTAACTAAAGCTAAGAAAGCTGCAATTGGTATTAAAGAAACAGATTCAAGTTATAAGAGATTACAAAATGAAATTGATAATTTTAATATACGTCAACACACCATTAAGATTCTAATCAACACTATTTATGGTTATTTTGGTAATAAACATAGTCCGCTTGGTGATGATGATTTAGCTAATTCAATTACGCTTACCGGTCAAGCTGTTATCAAACAATCTAATCAAATATTAATCGAATATATCAAAGCTAATACCGACCTCACTGATGAGTTCTTAGCAGAGAATTCACCTATTATCTACAACGATACGGATAGTAGCTATATTTCAATCAAACACTTAATTAAGGCTAAAGGTATATCTACGTATGATGCAAATGGTAATGTAACAACAGAATACTATAAGGCTGTACAGGATATTGAAGATTATCTTAATACCAGGATTGTTGAATGGGGTAAAAAAGCTCTTGGCTCTACTGATTGTCGTCTTGTATTCAAACGTGAAGCAATTGCTGATAGTGGTATTTTCTTACAGAAGAAACGATACGTCCTTCACTTACTTGATGTTGAAGGTATACCATGTAATAAATTTAAATATACAGGTGTTGAGGTCGTTCGTACAACCATGCCAACACAAATTAAGCCTTATGTAAAGCGCATTATCGAAACAATGCTTACTACAAAGTCTCTCACAGAGACCAATAAAATCTTTAACGAGACATATGAAGTATTCAAGACATTGCCTGTTGAGGATATCGCATCTGTGATGGGCATTAAGGGATATGAAAAATACGCATCCAATAGCAAAGAGTTCAATACCGTAAAACGTATGCCTATTCATGTTAAAGCTGCCTATTATCATAATCTATTACTCGAGAAGTTTAATATTGAGCGAAAATATGAATCAATTGCTTCCGGTGATAAGATCAGATATTTCTACGTTCGTAAACCAAACAAATATGGAATATCAGTAATTGGATACAAGTATTATTATCCAAAGGAGTTTGCTGAAATATTTGAACCTGATTATGAGTTTATTTTTAAGAAAATTATCTTCCAGGTGATTGAACGGTTTTATGAGGCTGTTAATTGGAGGCTAAAAGATCCAGCTATGGCAGTACAGACAGATTTATTTGATCTTTTAGGGTTAGATTAGTTGATTTTTTAATACACTGTATTTAATATATACATCTATGAGCGATACACTAAACCTTATCACCTTCATTGATCACATCGGTCGTACAACGATCGGCGAGCTCGTCTCTAACGACGAGACTACATTTGTGGTCAAGAATCCAGCAATCATCCACGTTCAGCCAACCCCACAGGGTCAGCTTAACGTACAGACCATCCCTCTCTATTTCCGTGAGTTTGTCTCCGACAAGAACAAGGAAGAGGGTACACAGTGGAAGTATAGCTATGCTAATACCGTACACGGTCTTAACGTAGAGAATGACACTCGCCTTGTTGATCAGTACAGCAAGTTGTTTGTTGATGCTCCTCTTGTTACCCCTGCTAATGCAGGTGTTGTAAAGCTTTTTGATGAGTAAATCGTAATCTGCTCTCAAAAGAAACCAGTAAGAAATACCCGGTGAAAGCCGGGTATTTTTTTATGTTGATTATAGTAAATATGAATTTATAATATTTGAATATGAGTAAAGAGATTGATTCTATTTTTAAGAAACTTGATGCAATGAATAGTGAGGCAACAATGCTAGATGAGAATGCATTATCAAATGTTGATACTTGGTATGATACCGGTTGTTATGCTCTTAATGCTATTTTAGGCGGTAGTTGCCGTAAGGGTGGTATACCAAAAGGTCGTATTGTTGGTTTCTCAGGTGAGTCAATGACTGGTAAGACATTTATTGTTAATAAGATTCTCGCTAACGCGCAGAAACAAGGAGTCATTCCTGTTATTTTTGATACTGAGTTCGCTATTGATGAGAGCTCAACAAAGGGTGTTGGTCTTGATGCTAGTAAGACAAAGTATGTTCCTGTTTATACAGTTGATCAATGTCGTAATCAAATTTCAGCTTTTCTTGATAGTGTAATTGAAGCAGGTCAGCAAGGTAAGTTTATTATTAGTATTGATAGTCTCGGTAATCTTTCTTCACAGAAAGAAATTGATGATATTGCTAAGGATAAGTCAGCAGCTGACATGGGACTTAGAGCTAAGTCTCTTAAGTCGATGCTTAGAACACTTACTTATAAGGCCGGTAAGGCTGGTGTTACAATTATGTTCACCAATCATACATACTCTGATCCCGGTGCCATGTTCCCATCATTAGTTAAGATTCAATCTGGTGGATCAGGACCAGTTTATATGGCTAGTATTCTTGTTCAGCTTGCCAAGAGAAACGAGAAAGAAGGCGAGGGGGATTCAGGTGCAGTTAATACAAGTAAGCTTGCTGAAGCTAACAAGTACTCTGGCACTACAATTCGTGCTCTAACAGTTAAGAATCGTTTTGTCCCTCCATTCCTCGAGGCTGAAATGTATCTCTCATTTAAATCAGGTCTTAACAAATACAGTGGTCTCCTTCAGATGGCTACTGCACGTGGGATTATCGAACAAACTGGTTCTACCTATGTTGTCGGTATGGATTGCGGTAAGTATAAGAAAGGCGACAAGCTCGGTTATGCTAAAAATTTTGTAAAGGATCTTTCATTCTTTGAGGACTTTATTATTCCAGAGCTCGATAAAAAGCTTGCAGATGATTACAAGTATAATAACATGAATGATAATCATGTCGAAGATAATACAGTTTCCAATGAGTCAGAAGAAGAATAAGGTAGTTGTTCCCATCTCCGGTGGGATGGATAGCACAGTTTTATTACATTATGCAGCCTCTGAATTTAATAATGTATACGCTATTTCTTTTGATTATGGTCAAAGACATATTAAAGAATTGATATGTGCTGAGAAGCAAATTGAAGCAATTAGAGACAAGGAAACAGAAGAAAATATACGCCTCAATACGATTATTAAGCTTCCCTTTTTTGATTTGATTAAAAACTCAGCACTTCTTGATCGTAATATCGATGTAGCTAAAGCTAAGGATGTTATGGGTGATCCACAGACAGTAAATTATGTACCGTTTAGAAATATGATGCTTTTGAGTATAGCTTCTTCATTTGCTGAAGGAGTAGGAGCTGATACTGTCTATCATGGAGCGGCTCAAGCTGATTCAGTTGCTGGTTACTGGGATGGCTCACCAGAATTTCTTACTGCTATTAATAATGTTAACGCTCTTAATCGTAGAAATAAAATTACTATTGAAGCACCACTTATTGATAAGTCTAAGAGAGAGATTATTGAACTTGGTCTTTCTCTAGGTGTTGATTTTGCTAATACCTGGACCTGTTATGAAGGTCTCGATGAAGCATGCGGTGAATGTACAGCTTGCGCTCTTCGATTAAAAGGCTTTATCGATGCAGGTATTGAAGACCCTGTTAAATATTCAAGAAATATTCCTTGGAATCATTTACTCGGCAAGGCTTAACCAAACATTCCACTATATTTGTCTTCTCCACCGAAGACAGAACGACCGGTTGTTGGACGTCCACCGCGTATACCTGTATGAGCGAGGTATTCGGTCGGATCTGCATTTACAAGTGAAAGATCACCCTTTTCAGCAAACTCATCTGCATTATCACCTGGCTCAACAATAGCACCTCTCTTACTTAGAACTTTTGAAGAGATAAGCTTATTAATAATACCTTTGGCCTGTCCCTTAGCACGCGCTTCACTGATATCTGGATCTTTTTGTACAATATGCTGTTTAATATTTTCAATCAACTCATCTTCTCTAATTCCGTCAGCCGCACTATCAACAGCATGTTGTAGCAAAGCAGCATTTTCCTTATCTGTGGTTTCTGGTGCTGCAGCAACTTCACCTTCTGGTGCCTTTACTTCGTTTTTCGCTGCAGCCTTATCAACAGCCTGCTTAATCGCCTTTACAGCTTCCTTACCGCTCTCCACGTCAGAAGCTTCTGCATCAAGAATTTTAACAACAGGAGCTAAAAAGTTTTTAATGATTCTAGCTGTATAGCCTGATTGTGCTCTAGGATACGATTTTGCCAATTCATTTTCTAAAGCTGTTTGCAATTTAGCCATTTGATCTTTATGTGAACCGTTAGCTGAAAACTTATTATCTACAAAAATTGCGTTGTAGAGAGGTTCTACAATCATCTTTACAATCTCATCATGAGATTTGTCAGGATTTTTTGATTTAAGAAGCTTAAAAATATATGTATCAGCATTTTTCTCTCTTTCTGCAACACCTGATGAAACAGCACCGAGTGACGGACCGAAGTCTGCACCGATATCCATTTCATTAACAAGACGATGTTTTTTGTAAGCTTCAAAAATTAAGTGTGTATCACGATTCATATGCTTGAATTATTTATTCTCTATGGTATATAGAAGTTCAACCTTGTATTGTTTTAGTATATCTAATGACCTTGACTTATTCTTGAACTTACCCAATGCATATCTTTCAAGAGCAGATGTACTCACAATATTGAGATATCTTGTACAATCTGCTTTCGACTTAAATGTCATGCTCTCACCGGTATTAATTTTAGTAAGTTTCACAGGCTTACTAATAATTTCTGTCATTATTTTTTGATTTTTAAGAGCGTGTGGTATATATTTTTGTTTCCACATATTCCATTTTTTAGCATCTGTCTTAAGCTCTACAAAGCGCTCCCTATGAGTATTACTTTGTTTTTGTTTTGTCTTTTTGGACGCCTGTCTACCGTAGTTAAATGACTGTGCACCCTTTTTACCTATAGGACTTTTAGGATTATCAATTAATTTTTGTATATATGCCTGCTTTTGTTTTTTAGTATACCTTTCACGTGTATTACCACCACAAGAGCAGAATTTCAAGTTATACACAGGATCATTTTTATACCGCTGCAGTAACTCTGTTTCTTTCTGTATCATTTGCTCTACGTTATTACAATATAATAAGATTTCTTTAATAAATGATTTTCTACCATAACGTTTAATTGATCGTTTTAGGTATATACCTGAACCAAAATAACCGTCATCGAGATCATTAGTTCTATGTGATCCAATATAAAATTTTCCGTTATTGATATTGGTTATTTTGTAGATATAATAATACATACTATGAATGATATTTATTCAAACAGGAGAGGAGGGTAACGCTATTTGTGCTATTTTTGGATCAAATGATTTTAAAGAGTTTTCTGATATCTATGATTTATGTAAAGATCGGGGTAGCTTTGCTTACGGTGGCTTATTCCTAAGCTTTGATTATGATGCAAGAATGTATATTGAGGGTATAGCTGAATTACATGATGATATGCAGGTAACAAATAGTCAAATTGATCTGAAACCAAAAGATTTTTATTATTACCTCGGTCACACTCAAGCTCCAACAAGCTCAGTCCGTGAGTTTCAACCTGAAACATCTCATCCATTTGTATGTGGTACTTGGGTTGTAGCTCATAACGGTGTATTGACGAACGATAAAGCTCTTAAGAAGACACTTAATAAGGGTGTATTTTACAATGAAGTAGATTCATCTGTAATTCCGGCACTATTAAGTCAGGCAACCGATGATGGATTGACAGAGGTATCAGCCTTATGTGATGTTCTTTCTAAGCTTGAAGGAACATTCGGTCTCTGGATTTATAATAAACTATCAAATAACGTTTATTTAGCACGATCTGGAAGTACAGTTTACGCTAATTTTCTTACTAACGCTTTCTCATCTTTACCATATAAGAAATTCAAACCTCTTGATGAAGGTGTTCTTTATTTGATGACTCAAGAAGGCCTTACAGCCGTTGGCGGCTTTCAGAGTAATTCTCCATTTTTTGTTTTATGAGTAACATAGCTATATTCTCCTGTACCAAGAGTGATTCAACACCGATGCTCAAGCATAGTATTGACATTATCAATGTGTATATAAAAAATCCAATCACCGTACATATCTTTAAAAACAATAAAGAAGGTCTTAGTAAGAGATACAATGAGTTTTTATATTCAGACCATAATTATGACTATATTGCATTCTGTCACGATGATGTTTATTTTGATGATGCCTTATTAGAAGCAAAGCTTGAAAAATACCACAAAGATTATGACATTATTGGTGTTGCTGGTGGAAATAACTGTAAGATACAAGCACCTGCTCTCTGGCATTTAATGTGCGGTGGGTTTAGCAGTGGTAATTTACACGGAGCTGTGGCTCATCTTCACAATGGAAGATCAATGACAACACCATTTGGACCAGTTCCAGAGCGCACAGCTATTGTTGATGGTGTGTTTATGTCAGTGAATGTTAAGAAGGTAAAAGAAGTAGGATGGAGATTTAATGAAAATTATGACTTTCATCTTTATGATATATCGAGCTGCTTAGATGCTAATAAAAAGAAACTTAAAGTTGGTGTTGTACCTATTCATCTTATTCATTCATCACCTGGATTGCGAGATCTCAATGATGCAACGTTTCAAAAAAACCAATCTATATTTCTAAAAGAATACGCTAGCTATCAATAGCAAAAGATAATATTATATTTGCATGTCAAAACTGGATCTAGATTACTTTGAAACAGTAATTGTTTATAAATCATTAACTGATGAGACATATCTTTCATCTATTGTTGATTATATAGATCCAAAGTATTTTAAGAATGATGATATTAAGAATATCTTTGGTATTATAAGAGAGTTCTTTAATAAACGCGGAACATCTCCAACTTTAACAGAGATTAAGTCTTACCTTACGACATCAGAACTTAAAAATTCATATAAGAAGGTTGTAACTACCTTTACTGATTTAGATAAAAATTTAAACTCTGACGAGCTATCAGAGAATACAGAAACGTTCTTAAAGGAAAAAGCTGTCTTCCATACAATGATGGATGTTGTAGATGATTTAAACAAGAATCAGGTTAATACATCTAATATTCTTGAGAAATTTGAAAAAGCATGCAATGTTTCACTAACAACAAATGTTGGTCATGACCTTCTAAAAGACGTTGATGTTCTTGTTGATAATTTAAATTCTGAAGTCAGCTATATCCCTACAGGATGGAATTGGTTAGATGAACGAATTGGCGGTGGATTTCTTGAATCAGGTAGAGCTCTATATCTCTTTACCGGTGAAACAAATATCGGTAAGAGTATTTTTCTCGGTAACGTTGCAATTAATATTGCCAACCAAGGTAAAAGTGTTTTACTGGTAACCCTAGAAATGCCTGAGTTAATTTACGCTCAACGTCTTTCATCCAATATTACTAAGATTCCTCTCAGTAGAATTAAGTCAGATACTGCTACTCTTAAGCATAGTCTTGAAAATCATGCGTCGTCAAATCCCGGAGCACGAATCCTTATTAAGGAGTTTCCGCCATCAACAATTACTATCGGCTATCTTCAAGCGTATATTAAAAAACTCCTAACCCAAGGTTATAAATTTGATGCGATTGTTGTTGATTACGTAAATCTGTTTACTATTGCAGATGGAAACAATAGCTATGAGAAGATTAAGAAGATAACTGAGCAGCTTCGTGCTTTATCTTATGTTTTTAATTGCCCGATTATTTCAGCAACACAGTTAAATCGATCAGGGTTTTCAACATCTGATCCCGGTATGAATACAATTTCTGAGAGTATGGGACTAGCAATGACTGCTGATGTCATATTAAGCATTTGGCAAGAGGTAACAGATAGAGAGCTCGGTGTTATTAAGATGGGATTTATGAAAAATCGTTTTGGACCAAATTTTGGTAGTTGTGTTCTGCGTATTGATTATTCAACTCTTACATTGACGGAAGACGATCATGTAAATGATACAGAAGCATCTAATTCTACAATTAATACTCTTGCGAGTTTATCACTGTAAACATTGATTTAAATTACTTTAATGATAATTAGTTATTATCACTAGTAATGAAAAACTCCCATACAGAAGGTACAATGACAGAATATGAAGCAGAACATTTATTTCTATCCTTCTGCTCGTTTGTAACTTTAATGTATACAAAAAAAATGAATCTCGCTAATGTTTTTCTTGTATTGTTACAAAACAAAGCATTAAGAGAGCTATTTAAAATCTACTGTGATGCAGAAACTGATTTTGCTGCCGTACAAATGTTTTTAAAATTTGATCCGAGTCTTCATAAAAGCAAATATATTATGAAATATTTAAACTCTAAAGGATCACCGTTGAATAACGATAAAGGGTAAAATATAATCCCTTTAATGCATATTGAGAATATTGTTACAACTCACGAGCAACACATATACAATACACATTTAAAAATACAACGTACAAGAAGAAACCAACCGTTTAAGTATAGAAAAGATTTCTCAAACATTGACCTGCAAACTGTTAGATATCTTCAAAAAATATCTCTTTTCTTAGCAAAACACTCCCATATAGATTTAAATGAGTTTATTATCGCTCCATTTAAAATATACCCTGATGAAGAGTTTTTTAATTTAGAATATTATACAACCCTTAAAGCTACAAAAGCGTATACCCTATACCAACAAAAGCTTCTTACCCTGAGTCCTGATAGTCAGGATCAGCTTGAGAACATACAAAAATCTCTTAAGTTTATTTTAAGCTTTTGTAATACAAATAACGTACCTGTTACTGAG